AGCATTCTCCAATGTACTCGGGTACTCTTGGACGTTCTCCATTTATTGTTTTTGCTTCTTGAACCGATGCACGAAAAACAACCATCTCTTGTAGGAAATGTTCATTGTTTACGTAATGTTTTACTTTTGCTGTTTTATCGGTACTGGTAGTAATGCTCATGTTTCACCTCAATTAGTTGACAAACACTTGACAATGAGTTATTATCACTGTGTTCCCTTTGATAAAGACTTAATGTAATATATGATTATTAGATGAAGGCAACGATGCCCTTAGTCTATCAATCTCTTCTTTGATTTCAGACATTCTATCGGCTGATTGAATTTCTATCACATCTTCTTCACTTGATTCAAATTCTTCATATGCTTCACCATAGAATCTTATGATTTCTGATGTTGCTTCAGATACCGAAACAATACTTTGTTTAAATATTCTAGAAGGCAAATCAAAATTTGTAAGTAGATCCCACTTCATCATAGACAAACTGAAAGTATCGTCATCAGAATTTTTAAGAACAATATTAACTTTCATGGGACGATGAACTTCAATATAGCTTCTACTTTCTTCAACAATATTTCCAATGAGAGTATCACCGTTTGTTAATTTCAGTACTTTGCAAAGCATTATTATTCCTTTAAATTTAACGTGTAAATTTTATATTCAAACTTTTCATCGTTGTAAATTTTCATACGTTCAATAAAATGTTCTAATGTAAAATTCTTTCTACTCTTGTGCGTCATGTCATCCGATATGTCATACAGAATAGCTTCTTTCTTATTATCTCCCAAACGCAATCCTCTGCCAATAGACTGTAGTGTTCTAATCTTACTTTTACTCGGTGAAGCAAAAATAACATTGTGTAGATTACGAATATTAATGCCAGTAGAGAATGTTCCGTATGATGCTACGATGATTGCATTTTCTTCATTCTCAGTAATTCTACGAACTTCTTCTCGTTCATCTACTCCAACAGCGCCATGAATAAAGAATACGGGTCTATTTTCTTCTACTGCATCTTTAATCATATTATACAATACTTTACCGTGTTTGTCAACAAACTGATACAGTAGAAGAGTATTGCCTTCTAGACTCAGAGCTAGATTTTTAATGAATCTATTACGTGAAGGTTTACCTATAATATAATTTATCTCATCTTGATATTTAAAATTCTTACCTAGTTTGCATGATTCTTCGTTATGCTTAAGAACTAACGCTTTGATTCTAAACTTTGATAATCTTCCAGAGTCAATCAATTCTTTTGTTGTTGTAATCTGTTTGACTTTACCAAACAAACCTTCTAAAACTAATCGGTGTGTTTGTGTTCCATCTAATGTACCTGTCAAACCAAATCTATATTTGCACTCTGTTAATTTTGTTAGAATTGATATCAACGACTTTGCTTTAAACAAATGAGCTTCATCGCCAACAACTAATTCAAATTCATCAAACCAGTCTTTTGGCATCTTATAAATTGACTGCCATGTAGATATGACGATTGGACAGTCAGTTTGTTTGTTTGCACCTGACATGATCTGGTGTATGTATTTATCACTCTCAAATCCGTAGTCTTCAAAGTCTTTGTATAACTGTGCGACAAGTGAAATAGTAGGAACAATGATGAGAGTTTTACAATTCAAATATCTCGCAATGAGATATATGATAAGAGATTTGCCAGATGCTGTGGGTGATACTAATAAATTTCTTCTGCTACGCACCGCATGAATGAATGCATCTATTTGATAGTCTCTAACTTCAAATGGTATGCCTAGAGTGTCAATAAAGTCTTTTGCTTCTGAAACAGAGAATTCATCATATGTTTCTACTGATTTATCAAATTCAATTGTGTAGTCACGTTCTTTAGCAAACTTCTCTAAGTGTGGAATTAAGCCGTAATAGATTTGTCTTTTCTGAGAATTGAACAGGCGTATTTTTCCGTCCCAGACCTTGTTCCGAAACGATGGATGAAACTTGTATCCTGGAACAAAAAACGTAAAGTATTCACTAAGTTCCATTGCATCAGAGTTTTCACATTCAATATGTGCGTAGACTTCATCTACTTTTGAGATATAAATTTTATTGTACACCTTGCGTAAACTTCCTCCATTCTATAGCATTTTTAATCTGAAAATTGCGTTGGTTGATGTTTTTAAGTACTTCTTCCAAAAACGCTAACTTTTCTTTTTGATTAATTATGCGAACATTGTTGTGTATAATATCTTTGTCAGAGTCAAGATACATGTCAACTTCATTCTTCATCAAACGCTTAACGAAAGGCTCCCAATTGAGTTCGTCAAGTTCTTCTTGTGAAAGTTTTCCATTGTAATACTCATACTTCTTCAAAGATAAATCTTTGCTTTGAAACTCAAGTGCTTTGAGTTTGCGTCTTTCGTCAAAATAAATTTTAAGAAATTTACTGTGTAATTCTGGTATCTTTAAAGATGCGATGCCCAACTCTGTGGAGTCAACTGTAGCGTCTAGTCTCCACTCTTCCATCATTTGGTCTAATGTCATATTCAATTCCCATATCAATATTCTTACTCATCATAATAACACATTTAAAGGTAAATGTCAATTGCTTGTCGCTTCAGCTTCGTAGTATGTGTAGTTAAATGTTGCTGTGGAAGTAATAAACTCTTGATTGTCTACAGATGAAAACTGCATATCTCCTAATTCGGTAGGATATGCACCATAGAATTCAATTTTAAAATTTGGATTGTTTGCATTTGTTTTAATGAATAATGTTGCGTCAGAAGTTACGCTGTCAATCAAGTTATCTTTATCTTTTAGACCGCCTCTTTTATCAAATCCTTTTGGATTGCCTAGTTTAAATATCCAACTATACAATTCGTACCATGATTGCATGTCTTCGTCTACAATGAATGTCAATGATAGTGTGCCAAAGCTAATTTGATTTCCTGGAACACTTAATGCAGAAAATGGTGTGTTAACTGTAGTAGATTGTAAAGATAGACTTGGTAGATTTACAGCTTGTACAAAATATGTGAAGTTAGGAATTCGTCTAAGAACAAAATCAAACTTGTTGTTTGAAAGAAAACTTCTATTTGCAGGTATCGTTGTTAGTGTAGCCATTGTATCTCCTCTTGTCTTCTATTTATGCAGACAAAAAAAAGCCACCCGAAGGTGGCTCTGTAAAGTACTACTCTTACGGTAGATTAATCAATTACATCAAGTTGCTAATTGCGATTCTACGATAGTAGATGTTCTTGTTAGCAAAAGCTAATACACCGTCAGATGCAGATGTTGCGAATGGGTTTGCAACCATACCGTAACGTGTCTTGAATCCAATTTTTGGTTGGAATGTGTCTTGACCAACTGCACGAACCATTTGCAATGGAACGTATGGGCAATAGAACAAACCAGCATCAAAAGCTGAAGTGCCTTTGTAACCGATTGTTGCGTAGTGTACACCAGATGTTGCTGCAAAATATGGATCAATATAAACCTTGATACGACCATTTAGAACACCAGCGAATGTGTTGCCTGTGTCATCAACTTGTAAGTTGTTAGATGCAAGTGCTGGAGTGTAATCAAGAACACCAGCCATTTGCAATGCAGATGCTACGTCTGAAGAACAGATAAGCACGTTACCTTTACCGCGGCGAGTTGCTTTAGCAATTGCGTTAGACTCACGCTCTAGTTGGAACATCAAGCCTTTGAATTTCTCAACAGACCAACGACCGTTAGCATCAACGTCAAGGTTGAATGTGCCAGCAGTTGTAACGTTCTCTTGTGCGCCAACAGTAGCTGTCAAGTTGATAGTACGAACAACTTCACGGTTAATTTCAGCTAAGATTTCTGTAGAAAGAATGTTTGCTAGTTCTTGTTCAGCATCCAAACCATGGACTGCTTTCAAGTCTTGTGCAAGTTCCATTGTGTATTCTGCTTTCAAAGCACGGCTCTTTGCAGTAACAGCAATCTTTTCGATGGAGAATGCCATCTCTTGGAATTGGTTACCAGAACCATCACCTAATGCTTCAGCATTGGCTGTTGGCATACCTGTACCACGTGTGTACTCTGTACCAGCAGACAAGTCAGCTGGTGATGCGCCTGTGTGTGCTGCGGCAACTGGAGATGATCCACCTGCAACAGATGAGAATGAAGTGTTAGCTTCGTTGAACAACGCTTCAGTGCCACCTTGTGTCGTGAAACGACTACGCATTGCAAAGATCAAGCCTGTTGGACCTGTCATTGGCTGAACACCGCAAATGTCGTATGCGATTAAGTTTGGTGCAGAACGGCGAACCAAGCTAATCAAAACTGGATCATAAATGTCGATTGCGCCAGTTGATGCATCAGATGAAGATGCGCCCATTGCGTTAGCTGGTGCGGCTTCAGAAAGCAACGATGTTTGATTACGATATCCACCAGAACCCTGTGCGTCTTCGCGGCAAGCACGTTCTTGGTTCTCAAGAAGTTGTGCTGTTACTGCTCTACGATGAGAATCCTTGATTGAAGCTAGATCGCCGTGGTCAAGAACTGGTGCCCATTTTTTTAAAAGATTTTCTACGCTCATGTTTTTCTCCTTTGAGTATTGTTTAATTTATTTATAAAAACTTATTTCTTGAGTGATCTAGAAATATTTTGTACATAGTGATTCATTACTGGAGTGAATGATTCTTCAATTGAAGTTGTATCATCGTCCAATGAAGCCGACTTTTTGACAGTCTCTTGTGTAGATCCATCAAAATATTTCTTTTTTGTTAAAAGAAGTTTTTCTTTGTAGTCTTCTTCTGAAACAAAATCAATTCCTTCTGCAAGAGATTTTAATTTTGCAAATTGAACTTCGCTAAGACCTTCTGAAACTTCGCTAACAATGTGTTCTTTCTTGAAGATATTGATTTGCGCATTTAAATTTGAAACTTCAGTAACTGCTTTGTCCAATTCAGACTCAAGTATTTCAACTTGTTCTGCAAATTGTTCAACAACATCTACTTTATCTTCTGGAATGTCAACATAGTGTTCTGTGAATAGGTTCTTAAGACCAATCATAAAGTCTTCAACTAACTCAGCTTTGATGCCCTTTTCAATAGCAAGTTTGTTTTCTTCCATCCACTCAGTAACAACATACTCAAGATATTCGTCAACTTTTGTGACCAAATTTTCGTTGATAGATTCAACTTCTTTGTTCAGTTCGGTTGCATAATATTCTTCTAATTCAACAACTGCTTCTTCTACCTTAGCGTGAATAGCTGCTTCGAATATTACTTTTGCGTTTGTTTTGAATTCTTCAGAAAGATTTTCACCTGAGAAAATAGCGTTAATGTCTGTTTCAACATCTAAATTACTTTCTTCGATAATGCCTTCTTCTTTTACTTGTTCTGTCATAGCAATCTCCTTTGTATGATATTTAAAATTATTAGTATATGTATTTATAAAAAATTATAACTTGGAGATGAAATCTTTAAACACTTTTATCATGTTTTCTTCTAAGTCTTTTTGTGAAGACTTTTGAATAACTTGTTTCTGTGTTGAAACATCAGCTTCTCTGATGATTCCGTTATCCCAAACCCATGCTTTGTTTTCCATAATACCACGTACATATGCATCTGGTGCTGAAGGGTCTGCTACAATATCTGCACAAGTTGCAAGATAAAAGTCATCGCCAACAACTTTAACTCCATTCTTTCCTTCAACAAGACTTCCTAGACCTCTTGTTGACACACCAACTACTGCACCCTCACTCATTAAGTTTTTTACAATATTGCCATATGGAGTGTCCATAATTTTTGCTTTGCCGATGAAATTATTTCCATCTTGACGTAAACTTTTAGTGATGTGAGAAACACGTTCTAAATTAATTGTTGGACCATCTGGATGTCCCAACTCGCCGTAAGCACGATTTTTCATTACATACTCAGCAACATATCGGTTTGTTTCTTTTTGCAAAACTGCTAACGGATACATTCTCTTGTTTCTGTTTTCTTGTTCTGCTTGCATGAAGATGCCTTCAATGAAGAAGTTTTTACCACCAGATTCGTTTGCTTCAGTAATGATGTTTACTTGCTCATTGATTTCTGTAATTAGTTTCATTTGATTCCCGCCGATGTTCGTTTTTTAAGTGATCTTGTTCTCTTGCGTAAAATCAATGCAAGTTTTGGCGCACGTTTTCTAGCTGCTTTACGCTGTGCAATTCTACGATGCATTTTTTCTTGTGAAGACATTCTCACAAGTTTACCATCTAAAACTTTATATCCAGGTGTTGCTGATACAGCTTTTCTGCGCTGAATAACTCCAGCACGGATTCTGTTGACTTTGACAAGTCTAGCTTCGTCCAATTGTTCTTCAGACAAAGATATAAAGTCTTTAAAAGCAATCATATTTATGGACTTATACCATCATCAGTAGTTTCACGGCTTGTATATCCAGCAGTCTTCTTGCCTTCCATAACAATAGTGTATGTTGCGCCAGTAGTAAATCCTAAAGTAGACAAGTAAATGTCACCAATTGTATTTGCTGTTGTGTTTACAAACGGTGTTGTTAAATTTGTTGCTAAATCAAATGTGCCAGTGCCCGTAAGTATTGCAAATGTATTTGAGCCTGTTCCGCTCCACATTAATTTTACTTTAGAGTTTGCGCCAGCAATAGTCCAAGCAATCTTATTAACTGTCAGTCTTTGTGAACTTCCGTTACCAGTTGACGCAATCAAAGTGTTTGCATTAACTTTTCTAACGTTAGTTTCGCCAGTGCCGTCTGATTCATTTGTAAATACAAATGCCCATGCTGATGCATGGTCTTTTAATTTTGTTGAGATTACTGAATCTGCCATTTTATTCGTCCGCCATAGCTTTTGCAAATGCTAAAAGTACTTCAGCATCTTCTTCCAATTGATTCAAAAAGATTTCTTGATTGCTTTCATCTAGATGATCGTACAAATCAGAAAGTAAATCAAAGTCTTCTTTTTTAAGATTTTTTCTTTGTCCTGCATCTTTAAGTAATGCAATTCTATCTCTGTAGCCTTTAATGCCAGGCTTAATATCATGCGCTGCCATACGTTGTGTAACGTCTGGATTTTTAATGTGCTTTAGAGTAGTTTTGCCTTGATGACTTCCGCTGAATGCAATTTCTTTACCCTCTACTGCTGCTCTTAATGATGATTTGAGACCCTGTACTGCCGTTTTAGTAAGAACACCTTTTTTTGTAACCATACTAGGTGTAGCGGATCTCATTTGACGGCCTGCAATTTTATCATATCCATAGGTATGACCTGGTCTTGGATAATGACCTTTAGCATCAGCAGCCCCCTGGACTGCGGCCGCAGATTTTGCATCTTTGGTTTTCTTAGCATAGTCTGCAAATTTTTGTGCGTCATGTGATTTACCATAACTATAATCTGAATCAGGATCGGATGCTGCTGATGCCGCTTTGGCTAATGTTTTTGTTGAAATTTCATCTAGCTTTTCACTGTCTTCACGCATGTATTTGTCACCAACTTTTTTCTGACCTGACATAGCCTGTGCCGCTTTATGCATGTTGCCTTTAGACTTAATATATTCGTCACGTTTTTCCTTAGAATCACTGACATGATCTATCTTGTCTGTCTTAGGATGCACTGCGAGGTACTCCCGAGCTTCTTGCATTTCTCTTTCCGCTTCACCCGACTGGATAAAACTTTTAAAATTTTTCATCTACATTTCCTTCTGAACTGGATTGAAATTCTTCTTCATCATCCGCGGATGCCACTTCTTCGTCATCGTTTTCGTCATCGTTTTTGAAAATTGAACTAGCTAATTCCATTCGTCTAACATCAATATGATTCTGTATCTTGTCGTTTAGTGCGTCAAGAATTGAGTTTTTAAACTCAGATGGTCTTTCATCATATGAGTGTTG